AGAGCAAATGATATAAAGCCTATAATTGCTTTTTCATTTACATCATTGTCATCTAAAAAGATGTCCATAAACTTTCTTTGTGGAGGCGCAAGTCTTTTTTTAGCTTCAGCAGCTTCTAATTGCATGTCTTTAATAGTATCTTCAGCCTGATCGAGTTTATCAATCAAAGCCATATACTTATCTAAATCTATTTCAACTTCATTACGATCGTTGTCAACATTATTATCAGCCATTATCTTCTCCTATTTTCATTTTTAATACGTTCATTTTCTTCTTTAATATACTCTTGTAAGAGAGTTACGTATATCTCCCTCTCCCACGGTACCATTTGTTCCAATTCAGTTAAACTGTATTGGTGGTGTTGCATCATAGCGAAGTTAGTTTTATAAAAGTTAACTAAGCTATCGTGCGAGAGGCTTATGTAAAAAAACTTTGTAAGCCTCTTAGTTCAGTTTGATTATGTTCTTTACAATTTACACAATCAAATTTTAAATCATATGTTATTGCTGGCATTGTTTCAAAGAAAGCAACCAGTTTTTGAAACTGTTCACTGTTTAAACTTTCTAAAAACTCTTGTATATTTTTAGTAGTTTCATTCTTTGCATCATGCACCGTATCCTCATCAAATATAGTATCAATACATGATTGAATCATTTTAAACGCACCATCTACGTTATCTGCATTATCACCAATTTTTTGTATTGCATCAAATGATGGATATTTTAACGTCACTCCAATAGTATCAGTAAGTAATACAGTTCGTGTATCTTCCTCTACTACTGGTACATTAATTGATTCTAAATCAACCTGTACATCATTTAATGTTTCGCATTTTTCGCATTTAACATTAAGATCAATTTTTTCTCCAACGGATTTTGATCTTAAAGCTAAGAATAAACTTTCAATATCAAATAATGCTAATTCATCTACATTGATGTCATCAAATACACATGAATTAATAACATCCTTTACGGCTCTCATGATCTGTTTCTGATCATTCGATTCCATTGCTAGCATTAATACCTTTTCCTCTTTTACAAGATATGGTCTATATGTAATAGACTTTCCTGTAGAAGGAATCACTGTATCATACCTAGCACTATTCAGCTGTGGTAAAGCCATTATATTCTCCTATAATATTATCCAAAAACAGAAAGTGCACTTTGTATTGCGCTTCCTGTACTACTTAACGGACCTTCCGGTACGTATTTATCATAACTAAATGACACTTGCAATTTTTGGACACTGTTTTCAGCAGTATTGTCCATTGCTATATCCGCAACAGTTGTTGGGAAAGCATTCTCAAGTTTTACACCATATATTGGTATATTCTTTTCATCTAGCTGTTGTATTATGATGTCAGTTACTATATCTTTTTTATAAGCTATAGAATACTGATTCATATCTACAATCCCACCAACCCATGAATCAAACATTGTTTTAATGTAATAATCATTGGTTAGTAAAAAATTAAGAGTTACATCATCATGTAACTCACCATAAGGTATTTTAACTGTTTGTTTTTCAGCCTGATAATCTAAAGTACTAATTTGTCTTCCAGGTATTGCAACTGATTCACAAAGAATTGATATATCCCTTGGATCATTTATTAAATTACGAGCTGAAAAATTACCTGATATTGCCGAACTTATAATTGTTTCAGGATTTAAATTTAACAACGAGGCTGAAGGCGGTGTAAAAAATACATTAAATCTATTAGTTTTGGCTAAGCCACCTTTTTTACTAATTGTTGATTTTAAGTCGTCTATACTACTCATTAACTTCTCGCAATTTTAAGGCTTTCATTCCAAACAGAAGCCTTACTTTTCTTTTTAAATTGTTCTACTGGCAAGAATATAGCAATTTCCCATTCAGTCATAGGAACTCTTGCAAAATTAGAAACTACATGTTCTCCAAGATAATGTTTAAAACAAGGTTTAAATTCTTTATATTTTCTTACACTTTGTAATAAATTGTATCTTAACTTTACAAGTCTAGATGTATCTTTAATATTTTTAGGTGCTAATCCCATTAGGTCATCTAAAAATCTTGCTCTTACTCCATAGTTTAAATAATGTAAATTTAATCCATAGAAACCACCTGGAGCTCCATCAACCATAATTGTCAATGGAAACCTATCATAGTATGGTAAAGTTTCCTTATATTTTGGATCGTAAAAATACATGTACATATTACCTCGTATATTACGAGTGGTCTGATCTAGTGCAGTGTCTTTAAGTAAACTTTTACGACTTGGAACTTGCAAATCTTTAAGTTTATTTTGAAACCATTTTTGAGATTGCTTTGTCCGTGCAGTAACTCCCGCTCTAAATGCTTGTGCCTGTAATTTATCAAATAAACTTGCCATACTGTTATTTATAAGAAAACTACAGTACTTTGATACCGAGATTCTTTAAAGTTTCCTCGGTCCATACTTGAAATTTCCAACCATTATGTTCTGCAAACTTATTTGCTGCTTCCCATTTATCGTTGTTTTTGATATATGTTAACTGTTCGTTAATATATTTTTTTGTCTTTCTAGAACGCTTTTTAGGCGGTTGAGTTTCTTTTTTAGGTTTAATTTCTACAAGATATGTCTTTTTGTCTTCCATTTGTATTAATAAATCAACATAATATCTATGGAGTTTTTTATCGACAGTAGATACATAAGGCACTACGACCTCTTCTGAGTTCCAGAGTTTTACCTTTGGATTGTTTTCACACCATCGAAATGCATTTCGTTCCCAGAGAGAACGATATATTACCTTCTTTGCATCACCAGCATACTTATCTGGATTTTTTATTGTGTATCTTCCTTTATAACTCATATAAATAACCTATATAGTTTATTTTATTTATACAGGAAAAAAGTATGTCTACATTAGTATATCCTAGAAGTTTAAGAACAGCTGGACCAGATCAAGAAGGATTACCGAGCGTAAAATTTAGCTTAATGAAAAAACAATTAGGAATTGGAGATAATAATATTGATGCAATTCAATTATATTTACCTCAAGGGCTTACATTTTCAGATGGCGCAAATTATAATGGTTTAGAACTTGGAACAATATCAGCAGCAAAAAATGTAATTAATAATGTAACACAGGGTACTACATCAGATGTAGTTTCAACAGATGAAACTCTTGTGGCTGGTCTTAAAATATTAGATAAACTTGGAGCTGATCAAAACACTGTTGCAGCTGCAGCATTTAGCAGAGGTGTAGCATTTAATCCACAAACTGCACTTGCTTTTGAATCAATGAATATGAGATCATTTAGTTTTCAATTTACATTAGTTCCGGAAGAAGAATATGATTCTAAAGTAATACATGTTATTGAATCTTTTTTTAGAAAATTTATGTATCCAGAGCTTGAAGGATTTATATCAAAATATCCTCCAATATTTAGAATACAATTTTTTGATGGTAATAGTGATACAGAATCTATATACATGCCGATGATTTATGATGCGTATCTATCAGGTTTTGAAACTACAATTAATCCAGAAGGTAATAGTTTTCATAAAACAGATTGGGGAATGGCTCCAACATCAACTCAAATTACTTTAACTTTTCAAGAAGGTCGTATGTTATCACGAAAAGATTTATATCATAATGATAATACAGTCGATCAAAATTATGCAAGACCTGAAGGTCCTAAACTTGATGTTGGAACAGCAGGAGAAGATTAATGGCAAGATTTTTTAAACAATTTCCAAAAATAGAATATGATTTTAATCGTACAGGTGTTAAACAAAATATGGTTGATCTCTTTAGAGGTGTACGACCATTACCTTCCTTTTTAGATAATTATTCAGCTTATAAATTTTATGAAATAAAAAATGGTGAAAGACCAGATATCGTATCTCAAAGACTATATGGTACATCAGCATATTATTGGACATTTTTTGTTGTAAATGATTTTTTGCATGATGGATATCGTGCTTGGCCATTATCACAAGAAGCTCTATTTGATTTTATTGAAAAAGAATATGAAGGTTATGTAATTGAAACAAGTCCAGATATTATAAGAACGGGTGATGGTCTTATATCTGAATTTAAAGATAGTCTTGCTGGTCGATTTCAATTAGGTGAAACAATTACAGGTGCAACATCAGGAGCAACTGGTAAGTTAACTAAAAAGAATGTTGATATAAATCAATTAATTGTTCAAGAAGTAACTGGAGCTTTTATTGGTGATCCAGATTCTACAAACAATCTTACTGAACTTGTTATTGGATCT